CCAAGGGATGGAAGACAGGCGGCGCCCTGGGTGGCAGGACCTACGCCGAGCGCAAGGCGGCAGGAGATCTGAGATGATCATTCTAATCCAATCGTCATTCAATGCGTTTATGGGTCCTTTCCGCGGCTTCCAATGAGGGTTCGCCTCGAGCGCGAAATCCTCTTAGACTCTATGGTTTGCTATGGTATTTGAATTTGAATGACTGAATGGCAGAGCATGAGGTCAATACGACAGAACTGGCGTCCTCCTTCGGCGTCACTCCCCAGCAAATCATCAACTACTGGCACGAGGGCATGCCGAAGCTGTCCAGGGGGACGTGGAACCTCGGGGCATGCTGGAAATGGCGGTACGATCGCCAGGCGCTCGAGCTCGAAACGGCGAGGCAAGAGAGCCCCGATGATCTCGCCAACCGGGATCTCGAGGATGCACTGCTCAAACGCACCCAGCGCGAGATCAAGGAGATTGAACTTGCGAAGCTGCGGGGGGAGATCGTCGACGTCGGCCAGGTCGAGAAGGTCCTCGAGCGTGCCGTATCAGCATTCCGCAACAGGATGCTCGCGATACCCACGAAGAGCGCGCCACGGGTCTTCGGAGCTGAGGACGTCAACCAGGTCAAAGGGATCCTAGATGCGGACGTCAGCGATGCCCTCGGGGAGCTCTCCCGTATCGCCTCAGATCTCGGTGCCATTCGAGAGATTGCTCAGGCAGGCATTCAGGACAGCCACACCTCCGCCGAAACTGACCGTGAGCCAGTGGGCCGACAAAGAAAGGTACCTAAGCCCCGAAGCAAGCGCCGAGCCCGGAAAGTGGCAGACCGATCGGGCTGAGTATCAGCGGGGGATCATGGACGCGATCTCGGATCCGATTGTCCGAGAGATCTCCGTCCAATCCTCAAGCCAGGTGGGAAAGACGGAGATCATCCTCAACGTGATCGGCTACTATATCACCCACGATCCGAGCCCGATGCTCGTGGTAGATCCCACGCTCGAGATCGGCCTGGCATTCTCGAAGGACCGCGTCGCGCCCATGCTCAGGGATACCCCCTGCCTCCACGGGAAAGTCCAGGAGCCGCGGACGAAGGACGCATCAAACACCATCCTCCATAAAGTCTTCCCTGGTGGTCATCTCACGATCGCGGGTGCGAACTCCCCGTCGTCCCTGGCATCCCGGCCGGTGAGGATCGTGCTCAGAGACGAGGTCGACCGCTATCCGGCATCCGCAGGATCTGAGGGTGATCCATCGGAGCTCGCCGGCAAACGCGCGGCAAACTTCTGGAACAGGAAACTGATCTCGTTTTCCACACCCACCGTCCAGGGTATCTCCCGGATCGAATATGAATACCTGGCTTCCGACATGCGGCGGTATCACGTTCCCTGTCCCCGGTGTGGTACGGAGCAGGTCCTCCGATGGGCCCGGATCAAGTTCGATCATAGCCAGAACCTCCGCGTCTGGTACGAGTGCGAATCCTGCAAGGCTGAGCTTTCGGAGCTCGACAAGCTCAGGATGATCCGCTCCGGCCGGTGGATCGCCGAGCACCCGGAGATCCGGACCCACGCCGGCTTCCATATCAATGAGCTCTACTCTCCCTGGTCGACCTGGAAGAGCGTGGTAGAGAGCTTCCTCAAAGCGAAGCAGCGGCGCGAGGCTCTCCGGGTATGGGTCAACACGACGCTCGGCGAAGTCTTTCAGGAAGAGGAGTCGTTCTCGGTGGACGTCGGGAAGATCGCAGCGCGGCGAGAGGATTATGTGGATGTTCCGGCGAAGGCCCTGGTCCTCACAGCCGGGATCGACCACCAGGACGACCGCCTGGAAGTGAAGGTGAAGGGGTGGGGAATCGGCCTCGAATCCTGGTTCATCGAGAAGCAGGTGTTCTATGGTCGGCCGTCGGACAAGTCGACCTGGAAGCTCCTCGATGACTTTCTGCAGAAGGAGTGGCAACACGAATCAGGACTCACGATGAAGATCGCCGCAGCGTGCTTCGATAGCGGCGGACATTATACCCAGGAGGTATATGACTATACCGGGCCGAGACGTGGCCGCCGGTATTTCGCCACAAAGGGATACGCGGGACGCGGGCGGCCGCTCATCGGGAAACCCTCGAGGAACAATCGCCAGCGCGCCGTCGTGATCCCCCTCGGAGTCGATGGTGCGAAACAGCTCATCATGGACCGGCTCCTGATCGAGCACCCCGGGCCCGGGTGTATGCACTTCAACCAGGCGTGCGATGAAGAGTATTTTCTCCAGCTCACTGCGGAGAAGCTGGTCACGAAATATGTGAAGGGCTTCCCGACACAGCAGTGGGTGCTAAAAGACCGCCGGCGGAATGAGATGCTCGACTGCGAGGTGCTCAATCTGGCGGCGATCTCGCTCCTGAATGCGAACATGGAGAAGCTCGCCGAGGGGATTGAACGCCAGGCGGCCAAGATCCAGAAGGATCCCGAGCCCCCGCCGATCGTCGATGGCGAGCCCGCGACGAAGAAGGAAGTCCGCACGGCGAAACGCAAGGGGCGGGAGTCATTCGTGCAATCGTGGAGATATTGAGGTATGCACGTCACCCTCAACCGCGACAACATGGAGAAGCTCCTCCGCTGGTCTCACGAGAAGAACCGGTCGGTCAACGATCTCGTGAACCTCATCCTTGCCAGCGTGGAGAGCGTTGAAGCGGAGGAGAGCATGAAGGTGACGACCATCGTCGATGGAGCCCCCGCACGCAAGAAAGTCCACCACCGTAAGTCCAACTGGACCATACGTTTGTAAATCGTCGACAAATCGACGTTGCCATGAGCGTGTCGATATTGTAGATTCGCACTCGTGCAGGTAGGCCACCTGCAGACGATCAAACGGTGACGCGTTCACGCGTTACCCTCCCGGGCCCGATGTGTCGGCCAGGGAGATCTCAAGCCCCAATCCTAGCTAGGGCAGGATTGGGGCTTTTTCTTTTACGGGAGTCCATGGGTCCTCCGTCAAGCATTCGCGCTGGCGACACCGTCTCCTGGAATGATGCCTTCTCCGGGCCCGCCCTCGGAGTGGATGGCAACGTCGAATATCTCCCCGCGTCCTGGTCCCTCGATTACCGGTTCGCCGGCCAGACCGTCCTCACGGCCAGTGGAGTCGCCAATACCCAGGGGACCGGCTGGACACTCACACTCACGGCAGCACAGACCGCCCAGCTCCTCCCCGGGGTCTACTCTTTCCAGGCCTACGTCACGAAGAGTACCGAACGCTATACGGTTTTCGAAGGCACGATCACCGTCCGTCAGAACCTCGCAACGACCGCCGCTGGCTATGAAGCCCGGTCGACTGCCCGGGTATGGCTGGACCAGATCGAGAAGGCGCTCAGCGACTGGTCAAAGGACCCGTATGCGGAGTACGAGATCGCGGGACGCCGGCAGGTCTGGCGGCTTGAGGAGCTTCTGCACCTGCGGAGCAAGGCTCAGTGGGAAGTGAAGCGCGAGGAGAAGGCGGAACGGATCAAGCAGGGGCTCGGCGGCGGTGGAAAGATCCTGACGAGGTTCACGTGATGACGCTTCTGGAACGCATAGCCAACCGGCTCGATCTCATCCCCCGGCGGATCGCCAACGAATATCGTCGGCAGGCGGTGATGCGGGCCTACGCGGCCGCCCAGGTGTCCCGCCTGACAAACGATTGGCCCTCGAGCGGCTACAGTGCCGATCGCGACATCCTGGCCGGCTTGGCCATCCTCCGGACCCGCGCGCGCGATCTCACCCAGAACACCGATCACGGTCGACGCTACATCAAGCTCCTCCGGCTCAACGTCCCGGGACCGAAGGGATTCGGGCTCCAGGTCCGGTCCTTTGACTGGGCGAAGGACGAGAACGGCCGCTGGTTCAAGAAGCTCGACGATATGGCGAACCGGATGATCGAAGAGGCCTGGGATGACTGGGGCAAGGACTGCTCGGTCACCGGCGACCTGACCTTCCGGGGCATCCAGCACCTGGTCATGCAGCACGCGGCACGGGACGGCGAGTTCATCGTGAGGAAGATCCGCCGCAAGGGTGCGAAGTATGGATTTCTCTTGCAGGTCCTGGAACCCGACTGGCTGGACGAGAAGAAGAACGAGCGCCTGCCCAACGGCAACATCATCCGGATGGGGATCGAGTTCGATGTCTGGCGGCGTCCGGTCGCCTACTGGATCTCCAAACGCGACCCTTACCTCGATCTCTATGCGGTGAGCAGCCAGACCACGGACTGGGAACGGGTGCCGGCCGAGGATCTCTATTTCGGGTTCGACAAGGAGCGCGCCTACCAGTCGCGCGGCGTCCCCTGGTTCGCGGCGTCCATGCTTCGTTTGAAGATGCTCTCCGGCTATGAAGAGGCGGCCCTGGTGAATTCCCGGGCGAGCGCTGCGAAGATGGGGTTCCTCTACAGCGAGGAGGGCCAGGGGGAGGAATACGAAGGCGACGACAAGGACAGCGACGGCAACGTGATCGAGGATGCCGATCCCGGTCGCATCGTCCAGCTGCCTCCCGGAGTGAAGTTCCAGGGCTACACGCCTGAGTTCCCCAACACCCAGCACGAAGGATTCGTGCGGAGTGCGCTGCGCGCGATCGCCTCCGGGCTTTCGGTGGCCGCTCCGAGCCTCTCCGGAGATCTCTCTGATGTGAACTATTCGTCGATCCGGGCCGGGATCGCGGAGGAGCGGGAGAACTACAAGGAGATCCAGGAGTGGATGATCGAGGTTTTCATGGAGAAGGTCTTCGCTGACTGGCTCGAGATGGCACTCCTGAAAAGCGCGATCAAGCTCCCCGCGGAGAAGTTCGACAAGTACAACAAACCTGCGTTCTCCGGACGCCGGTGGGGATATGTGGATCCCGACAAGGATATCGACGCGAAGACCAAGGAAATCCAGGCGGGTGGTTCCACGCTCACCCGCTGGCTGGCCGAGGGCGGGTATGACCTCATGGAGGTCCTGCAGGAACGCGCGCGCGAAAAGGATCTGGCCGAATCCCTCGGCCTCAGGCTCACCATCAATGAACCGCCGAAAGCCTCGCAGCCGACGAATGGCCAGGCGACGCCGGCACAGCTCAAAGCCCTCATCCATGAATAACCATCAACCAGGAGGTCCCATGCGCACGCTCGCGCTTCTTCTCGCTCTCTTGCTGGTGGGGTCCTGCGCATCGGCGCAGGTGACCCTGGACCGGCAGACCACGTTCTCCTCGAAGAGTTACACCACGTCCCAGAAGGACACGTCCTCCTCCTACCGGCTCGCCGGAGCGAGGAGCCTGGACCTGGTGACGTTCACCGAGGATACGATGGCCTGTGACACTTACGTCGACTATTCGGACGACCTCACGACCTGGACCGTGATCCTGACGGATTCCGTGAAGTCCACGAACACGACGGCGAAGGTCACGGTGCATTCAATCAAGGACGGCGACTCCGATCTGATCGACAAGTGCTATGGGTGGCTCCGAGTCCGCAATGCGCAGCGAGCGACCGGGACCGCTGTCGTGGGGACCTACACCCAACGATTCTACTTCCGTCCATAACGGGGGTCCCATGGACATCGAGAAAAGGGAAGACATCATCGGGAAGGTCCAGCATCGGACCTTCCGGCTTGACCGGGCCTCGGTGAACCAGGAGGCGCGCACCGTCGAGCTCGCCTTCTCGAGCGAAGCCCCGGTCGAGCGCTGGTGGGGGATGGAGATCCTCGATCACAGTCCGGAGTCGGTGCGTCTGGGGCGGATGATGGACGGCGCCCCGGTGCTCTTCAACCACGATGTGGACAATCATCTCGGTGTCGTGGAATCCGCGCGGATCGACTCCGACCGCGTGGGGAGAGCGGTCGCGCGATTCTCGAAGTGCGACGACGCCGAGATGCGCTTCCAGGACGTCCTCGACGGGATCCTGACGAAGGTAAGTGTCGGCTATATCGTCCATGCGATGCAGCTCGAGAAGAAGGAGGGGGATCTCTCGTTCTATCGCTGCACGGACTGGGAGCCGATCGAGATCAGCATGGTGACAATTCCTGCGGACAACACGGTGGGGGTTGGACGCAATCACGTACCCACAGACAATCCCAACAGGGGAGGCAACAAGATGCCTGAAGAGAAAAAGGAAGTGCCCGCTCCTGCCGCTCTGTCGCAGGAGGAAATCAGCCGGATCAAGGAGGCCGCGGTGCGGGCCGAGGGGGAACGGCGTGACGCGATCGAGGCGATCGCCGCCCGGTTCGCCGGCAGGATCCCGAAGATCGACGAACTGCGGGACGAGGCGCGGCAGAAGGGCTGGACCGCGGAGTATTTCAAGGGCCAGTGCGCGGACCGGCTGACGGATTCGAAGCCGATCGACGCGCCCGAGATCGGGATGACCGACAAGGAGGTCCGGGCCTACTCATTCCGCAAGGCCCTCCTGCACCTCGCCGGGATGGCCTATCCGGGGCTCCGGGGGCTCGTGGATGCGAGCTTCGAGATCGACTGCTCGGAAGCCGTGAACAAGAAGCTCGGGTCGACCTCGAAGGGTCTCAGGGTTCCCTACGATGTCCTGAGCAAGAGCGTGGACGACTACCGTGCCCACCCGGACTACCGCCAGTTCCTCCGTCGCGATCTGACGGTGGGCTCGGCCACGGCCGGCGGGAACCTGGTCGGGACGAACCTGCTCGCCGGGAGCTTCATCGAGCTCCTGCGGAACAAGATGCTGCTCTACAATCTCGGCGCGCGCCAGCTGACCGGGCTCGTGGGCAACATCGCGATCCCGCGGCAGAGCGGTGCCGGCACGGCGGTCTGGGAGACGGAGGCCACGGGCAACACGTCGGAATCCGCGCAGACCTACGACCAGGTCACGATGAGCCCGAACGAGGTCTCGGCCTACACGGAGATCAGCCACAAGTTGCTCCTCCAGGCCACGCCGGGGATTGAAGGCCTGATCCAGGACGACATCGCGCGCGTGCTCGCGATCGCGATCGACCTGGCCGGGTTCCACGGTTCGGGCGGAACGCAACCGACGGGTATCGCCGGGACGAGCGGTGTCGGTTCCGTGGCGGGTGCCGGCTTCGGCTGGGATGCCATCGTCGAGTTCGAGACGGACGTCGAGGTCGGGAATGCCCTGAACGGCAGCCTGGCCTACGTCACCGATCCGACCACGCGCGGGCTCCTGAAGACCCGCCCGAAGGTCTCGGGATACCCCGAGTTCCTGATGGACCGGGACGGCCGTCTGAACACGTTCCCGTGCTTCTCCTCGAACCAGATCACGGCCGGCGCCATGTTCTTCGGCGACTTCAGCCAGGTCCTGGTCGGGGAGTGGGGGAGCCTCGAGCTCCAGGTCAACCCGTTCATCAAGGACGTGGAAGGCCTGATCCGCATCGTCGGGCGCCAGGCGGTCGACATCGGCGTCCGTCACGGCGGCGCGTTCTCGTATTCGAGCACGATGTCCTGACCGACGCGTGCCGCTCACGACCCAAAACACCGGGGCTCTCGTCGAGAGGGCCCCGGATTCTTCCACATCACAGCAGCGCGGAGGCGGTATGGCTGAGAAGCTGATGTTCATCCAGGTCACGAAGCAGTGCATCGTGGCTGGTAAAGAGTGCGGCGTGGGATCGGTGGTCGAGGTCCCCGCGAGCGAGGGGAAGTACGTGATCGGGCTTAAGAAGGCGACCGAGTCGAAGGGCCCGGCCAAGCACGTCCCGATCGTGAAGGCGAAGCCCGAATCGAAGGCGGCGGAGCCGAAGTAATGCGGGAACGGCCGCAGATATATCTCTCCCGCGAGGGCGAGGATTTTGAGTTCACTCCGTCCGGCGGCTCGGCCCGTATCATCCGGGGGATCTTCCTGAATGAATACGAGCCGAGCTATACGGCGGGGATCGAGCACCAGAATATCGGGCCGAGGATCATGTGCCTGGACGAGGATGCGGAGGACGTGGCACAGGGCTCGACCTTTCTGCGACTCTCGATGAGTGTGACCTACCGGGTCATCGAGGTGAGGCCCGACGGAACAGGGTGGACGGAACTTCTCCTGACGAAGGTCTGACATGGGCATGACGGACGCGACGAAGACGTTGGTCGATGCGCTGGTGACTAATCCCGGCGTAGCCGGCACGGCAGACGAGAACCAGGACAACCACGCTGCCCACCACCAGACGATCCATGCGGCACTGAAGGAGGTCTATGGCGACGTGAAGCGGTACCGGGCGAACCTCCTGATCAACGGCGCATCGGTCTCGATCGAGACGGAGATCAAGAACACGCTCGGCGCGACGGTGACCGCCTCCCATGCCGCAACGGGAGACTACCGGCTTACGGCCTCCGCGGCGGTATTCACTACGGGAAAGACCTTCGTTCCCGGCGTGCTCTATGTACAGTATGCGGGCGCGGACCAGTGGATCGCCTTCACGACACCTCCACCCTCCACGACCGTACTCCAGATCCGCGTGCTTCAAAACGGCGCCTACGCCGACGGATCGTTCAGGATCCCGATCATGATCGAGGTCTACCCGTGAGCACCGGCTATTCGAACTCGCACTGGCCCTATGGCTCGGCCGCACTGACCTACGGCGGTGAGCGGGTGCGCCGCCGGGACTCGATCGTGGATGCCCTGGTGGACAGGCTCGAGGATATCTCGATCGCCAACGGCTACCAGACGGACTTCGAACACGTTGAGGCCTGGAAGGTGACGCCCTGGCAGGATGCGGATCTCCCGGGACTCACCGTCAAGGATCTGAGTGATGAGCCGCTGAATGAAGTCTCCCGGGGCACCATGAACAAGATCCTCCATGGTCTCTTGGTCCGGATCGAGCTCGCCTGCTCGGGTTCCACCCCGGTGGCCACGATCCGGAAGATGATCGGGGATGTGATGGACGCGATCCGCCAGGATGAGACCTTCGGGGGACTTGCCATACAGACCTCCTGGCTTGGGGATGAGATCGCGGTCGAGCAGGAGGAGCGTACTGTCACCGGGGCGAACATCGCGCTCCGCATTGATTACCGCACCGACAAATGGCTGGAGGGGTAGATGCTCGTATCAAAGACCGTCATCGCCGTCAAGCAAGAGACGACTCAAGGGTCCGCCGTCTCCCCGGCTGCCACGGATTTTCTACTGGCCGAAGATGTGAAAGTGAAACCGACAGTCGAAATGAGCGCGCGGAACCCCGGGCGGACCTACCTCGGCACCGTGGGGCCCGTGGCCGGGAAGAGATCCTACGAGGTCACGTTCAAGACCGAGCTGAAGGGCTCGGGGACTCCCGGCACTCCATACACTCCCCTGGGTGCGGCCATCCAGGCCTGCGGCTTCACCGAGACCGCGACCGGCGGCGTGTCCGTGGTCTATGCCCCGACGAACAGCGCGGCGAGCGCGAACTTCTACGGGCCCGGGAAATCGGTCACGATCGAGGTCTACCTGGACGGTGTGAAGCATGTCATCGCCGGCTGCATCGGGACGTGTAAGCTCTCTCCCGAGGCCGGGAAGGTCTGCATGCTGGAATTTAGCTTCAAGGGCGTCTATGCGGATCCCTCGGACACCTCGCCGGGAACCCAGACGTACCTCTCGACCCTGCCCCCGATCGTCCAGAGCGCCTCCTTCTCGATGCACTCGCTCTCGGCGATCATCGCCAAGTTCGACATCGACTTCGGAAGCGACGTCAGCGAACGTCCTGACGTGAGCTCGGCCGTGGGTATCAAAGGGTTCCTGATCACCGGGAAGAAACCGGCTGGATCGGTGGATCCCGAACTGGTCAGCATCGCGACCCACGCCTTCTTCACCAGGCTCATCGCGGGGACCGAGGGAACCGTCTCGATCCAGATCGGTACCGTGGCCGGGAACATCATCACCTTCCAGGCCACGAAAGCCCAGTATGTCGGTCTCGACTACGGCGAGCGAAGCAATCTGCGGACCATTCCGGTGAGCTTCCAGTTCAACGAGGACGGCTCGACGAACTGGTGCACGATCACGTTCACCTAGGATCCACGCGGGGTAGCTGAATAGGAACAGCGCCGGACTCATAATCCGGAGAATGCCAGTCCGAATCTGGCCCCCGCAACCCCTTCTCACCATCAGGAGGATGTATGGCGGTCATTGCGGTAGATATCAATGCGACTGAGGAGTATATGCTCGTATCGGATCGGGGCGACGATCCGACCATCTGGCTGATCGGCCCGATCGATGCGATCCTCTGGAATGCGATCCTTGATGAGGCGACGAAGTTTTCCGGCGAATCCGACGGCAAAAACACCGCGTCCCTGCAGATGCAGGTCAACCGGAACTCCCGCAATGCCCAGCTCGTGCGGTTCGGGCTGCGTGGCTGGCGGAACTTCAAGGATTCCTCCGGCAACCAGATCTCGTTCTCAACCGTGAGCACGAGCGTGCCATCGGTGGGAAACCGGCAGGGGCTGTCCGATCAGATGCTCGACCGCATTGTCCCCTATATCGCGGAACTGGCCGACCAGATCTACAAGGCGAACTCGCTGGACAAGGAAGTGCGGGGAAACTGACAATGGCTATCCAGGCGGCCATAGATCCTAAAGTCCTGGATGGTAGCGGGGGCCCGATATTTCTCAGAGATGAGAATACGGGCATGTCGACACAGGAAGTCAGTATGGACCAGATCAGGAGGGCGTGTCTGAGATTCAGAACGGAAGTGGCCCTCCTCCTCGATCTCGATCAGGGACGCGTGGTGATGTCAATGGAAGAATATCGACAGCAGCCCGCGGCTTTTGTGGAAGCGC